CGGACTCTTGTGATGTGTAATCGCAAGGTGAAAAATATGGAAACTTCATAGATTCCAGTGCAAATCTAGGAAAAACATCGTTAGGTAAAAAGTTCTTAATCGTCTCGGGTGGTTTTCTCATTAAAGTCCTAATCCTTTTTTGACGATTGCTAGTGCTTTATCATCTAGCTGGTTATCACTCTGCTCTACTAGCTTTTCTAGTAGTTCGACCACAAAAGTCTTAAATTTTGGTGACTTAAGTGCAGATAGTACGAATGGTTTAAGGATTGCTAACATTTTCTTTTTTTGTTAATTGGATAGGTATGACGTCTTGGCACAATTTTGCACCATCCGTCAGGGGTCGAAAGGTGAAACCTTTCCTGTGAAGTTCAGCACACTTGAGTGCACGAGTCATTTCTTGTGAGAGTTTCATATTCCGTTCATGTAACGCACCTATGCGTTGGCATTGTTCAGTTAACTCTCTATTTAAGGGAACCATAAAATTAATTTGGAAACCCCAGTTTTCGTTTATGACATATCCGTCTTCAGTCTGTGGTTCTACATCGTTGCCCATATAAAATGGACTGAATGTCATAGTGCTACCATTACACGAGTTTCCAGTGCTGAACTGTTGTCTCGAAGGAGCACCATTATTACTGAATTGTACGGCTTGATTTGTAACGTTTCCGGTGGCTGCTGCCACGGGGTTACTATTATTATTGGTATCTCCTTCAGCAAATACCGGACTGCCTATTGTGAGAAGACAGAGAAGGAATTTGTAGTGGAGTTTATTGTATAGTCGGTGGTTATATCCCATTTTTCTATAATTCCAGCAGCTCTAGTAGTTGTTTCTAACTGCCAAGCTTTAGTGTCATCTTTAATTGAGAATGTTGTACCTGTACCGGCTATATCTGCTGAAGCAGTTACATTACTACCGGACCAAGTTTTTACGGCAGCTCCCATGACTTCCTTTTTTGTTACTTCTTTTATAGTCTGAGTTGTAACTGTAGTTGAGGTCATATTTCCAGTTGTGAACTGAGGAGTGACGGTATTGGCTCTAGCTATGCTGGGTGCACACAGAGCTAAAAGCAAGATTAATTTCTTCATGCTTTTGTTGTTGGTTTTTTAGTTTCTCCGTTTCCGTTTTTCTTACCGTTACCTGTAGACAAACCGAATGTTGCCAGCGCACCCGTAAAAATCGAAGCCACGAACGTGATATCGCCTGCGGTAGCTGACTTTTTGACCATAGGTAACTCAACATAACTTAATGTAATTATAAAGCCACTCCATATGACAACACCTAGACGCACTGCTGCACCAAGTATTGCCATCTGTTCTTCATGGTCATCTACATTTTCTTTAAGCTTTTTTAGGAAACCTTTTTTTTCTGGCTTAACTTCTTCCATGTTGTTTTTAATATTGGTTTCATTGCTGTAACAGTGTATTTAAACGCTGCTGTTGCAGTAAGGGTGGCTGCTACGGATACAACCGCAGTTGTTGTTGCAGTTACTAAGATCTCTGTCTCAGGAACTGGCATTTCTTTATTTATAAAAGGTATATCTATTTTTTTCATGCCAGGTTGTTCTGGCTTTGTTTCTTTTTCTTCACCAGACTCTTCCGCTGTTATCTCTTCTTCAGCTTGTAAATCACTTGGAGGTACAACTAAAGGAGTATAAAACGGAACGTCTGCTGTTGGTAAAGGTATAGATATTGTTTTTATTTTTTGTACGGGTGGTAATTCTATGGTGGGTATTTCCATCAATATTGCATTGATACACCAGTAATTTGCGTGACCTTAGTGCTTGGTGCTTGGTTAGCAACTACAACTTTATATTTAAGTGATGTACCAGCAGTTACAGTAACATCATTTGCTTTAGCCATTTTAACACCTGTAGAGAAATCAGGTTGTGCTACTAATGTTACTTCAGTATAATTAGATCCACCATCTGCTGATAAATATAATTTTAAATCTGTGTTTAAAGTTGCAGTACCAACATTATCTTTATATGTAATTACAGCACCCATAGATGTTGTTGACGCACTAGCAGTTATAACATTAGATGTAAAATTACCAGTTGCATTATTTACAGTACTAGTTAATTTTTGTCCTTTAATGTGTATTTCACCAAATCCAGAGTTTACATTACCATTGTTATATAAACCAGCAAATTTAAATACAAATCTAGTTGTATTGCTAGAAACTACATAGGGTGTATCTAAAACAAAACCGTTAAAATTATTATCATTGGCTGCTCGTAATGTAGTATCATCTACAACTGTCTCACCACCACCATCAGTTGCTATATCTAACGCAGAACCAAATCCATCTCCCGAACTTGGTTCAATATACGCTTTAAAATTTTTTAATCTTCCATAAGTGTTATAGTTATAAAACCTAGCTCCTGTAAATTTAAAACCTACTCCAAAATCTGAATCTGCTCCAAGTTCATATCCAAAACCTGTTGTAAAACCAGATGGATCGGGAATGTAACCTGCAGCATTTGTACCATCTCCAATATGACCTAAAACACCATCAACCATCATTGATGCTGTGAAGGGAGTACCAGTTAAAGCAAACACATGGTTTGCATCTAAATCAGTTGTTGACCAATATTGATCTGTACCATAATTTTGAATGACACTAGCTATATATTCTCCTGTAGCATCTCTAGCCATTCCTGATAAAGCTGCTATACCATTAGCATCTTGGAATGTTTCTACAGAAGTAGAGTTAGTATTGTATCTAGTAGCATTTTGTATGCCATTTATTTTTAAAGCTAATGCTGATATGTCGTTAATAATTTTATTATCATCAAATGACGAAGCGTGTTGTTGAACACTACTTGCAGAAATTCTGCCATCTGGAACTGTACCTGATGTAAGGTTGCTTGCACTTAATGCTGTAAGGTCTACAGTCTCAAACGTAGGATCTGCTCCGTTGTTTGCACGTAGAAACTTACCATTGTTAGATGATGTACCATGTTCTAGCTTGGCTAGAGTTACTGATTCATTTTCTAAACTTGTTTTTGCAGTATTTGCTGCGATGGCTGAATTAATAGCATTCGCCACCTTATCTGACGTAACGGCATCATCTTTGATACCGCTCGTTCCAATTTTTGTTAATGCCATTATGTCTCTCCTAATTTTTTAAATATTGCATGAGTTCGTAAGACATCAGCATCACCACGTAATGTGCAACTACCTTCGGCTTTTACAGTAAAATAAAGTTTATGAGTTGATATATTTGTAACATCAAAAAGATATTTCAGCATAACTTGAGTAAACACATTACCACTATCAGTAGGAAAAGCAGTTATACCATCCATTCTTTTAGTATAATTACTACCATCAGTTGAAATGTATATATCTCCTTGTACATATCTTCTTTGTGATGAAGTTTGTACTTCTCCTTGAAATGTTATTTCATAAATACCCGTAGAAGGAAAAGAAAAATACTGCCCTGACATGGTCATTCCTGTACCAATAATTCCCGATGCTACTATAGTGTCACTTGCTCGATTAAAAGCATTAGAATTGCTCATAGCAAGCTCGGAAGTACCAAGAGTTTTTGAACTAGATAAATACCACATATCAACCATTTCTAAACCACCAGTTGGAATAGTAGGTTGACTTACCCAAGATAAATTACCAGAGCCATCTGTTTTTAGTACCTGTCCAGCACTACCATCTGTTTGTGGCAGTGTATATACGCTTGCACCGTTAGCTGTGTGTACAAGCTGATTAGTTTTTATTGTGCTCATGGTTTAGGATATTTATCTTTTGTTTCTTTTATTTTTGCCTTCCAAGCATCAATGCCTGAATGGTAAATTAAGTCCAATTGATCGACCACAGAGGGATATTCGCTTGCTCTTTTAAATTTATAATCATTAGCAGCTTTATAACTTACTGCAACAGCTTCTTCTGCATCTCTAGCAGTTTCTTCTTCTGCGGTAAAAGCAAACCGTTCTCCGTTAATTAGTTTAAATCTTGCCATTATCTTTTAACTCCATAAAGTGTATAAGAATACTTGTTAAAACTGCCATTATCTGGTGCTAATTTAAAACCATCTGTATCAGTATCATTTTTATAATATAAAGAACCCAGTTCTAATCTATAACTACCATTACCATCACGCCTATTGCCTATCCAATTAGCAAAATTGTTGCCTGCCTCAAAATCGTTTGTCGTTTGTGGAACTATATCAATTATGGTTCTCCAACCTTCAAAACTGGCATTTCCACCACTATGATCTATAGTTACCGAAGAAACATTAGTTTCCATTGATTCATAATGAGCTGTATCGCCTGATACACCCATTATTGCCCACGAATAATTACTTGCTGATGCAATATTAGAACCACTCATAAAACGAAATGTTAATCTTGCTCCATCTGTGCCTGGAAGTCCAGCAAATACTAATCTAAAAGCTTTGTATGTTGTCGTATCTAAGTTAGTAAAAGTAATATGATCTACAGTAGTCGTACTAGCAACATTCTGTAATTTAACAAAGTCGTTTGTATCAGGTGCATTTGCAAAAGATAAATTACCAGAACCATCAGTTTTAATAACTTGGTTAGCACTACCATCAGCTACAGGTAACTTAAATGTTAAGTCTGCACTACTTGTTGTTTGAGTTGGAGCGTCTAGTGCAACTGACCCTCCAGACTGTGCGTTTAATTTTATACTCATATTATGTTTCTCCCAGTTTCATAAATGACATACAAGTACCGTGATAAGTTGAATATCCTACCCAGTTCCAAGTTCCATAAGTATCTACATTCATTTTTATTTTAAAGTTACTTGCGTCAGTAACATCTACTGTTGCAAAACTAGCTGCTGATGCCCAAGAATCACCGCCAGAAGTATTTGCATTACGAGAAAAACCAAGAAAATTCCAGTTAGATCCACCATCAGTTGAAAGATATAAACCATTACCAAAGAAAAGTGCGTCACCATTTCTATAACCTAAAAGATGATATTGAATTAAATAAATACCTGTAGATGGAAATGTAAATATACCACTAGATTCTGTCATTCCAGATCCTATATTAGTAAAATTCGTATCATTACGTTCCCAGTTAGAACTTATAGTACCAGTACCAGAACCACTAGCTGATAGTCTCCACTCGTCATACATAGATATACCACCTGTAATTGTTGATTTAACAGGTGTTACCGCAGAGTTTGCTATTTTATTTGTTGTCACAGCATTTGCTGCTAATGTATCGGCATCAACAGTTCCATTAGGCAAGCCTCCAACTGCTAATCCTGTTACTGTACCGTTTCCGTTTATTGTTATTGACATTATACTATTGTCCAGTTAGATGTACTTGGTACTGTTACTGTTATTCCATTGTTAATAGTAATAGGACCAAATGATCCGGCATTTCTATTAGCAGATATTGAATAATCGTGTGTAACAGTTTGCTGGTTTTCCCAGAATATTGCGTTAGCTCCAGAGTTACCTCCAGTCGCACCAGCTTGTAAACCTGTGAGATTCGACCCATCTCCAGTAAATGATGTTGCAGCTA